TTTTCTTTGCTGTTCCCTATCGGTTAGTTTGGGATAATTGGCAGAAGTTTAATGGTGAGCAGACCAACCCAGGTGATTCTACGGATTATTTAATTCCTCAGATGTTAGCTCCAGCATCTGTCGGTCATGCCATTGGATCGTTATCGGATTATTTTGGTATTCCTACTGGTGTTCCTCTTCTTACTCATTCTTCTCTTTGGCATCGTGCCTATAATTTAATTTATAATGAGTGGTTTAGAGATCAGAACCTTCAAGATTCTGTTGTTGTTGATAAAGACGATGGCCCTGATGCTGCAACAGATTATGTTCTTCTTCGTCGTGGGAAGCGTCACGACTATTTTACGTCTTGTTTGCCTTGGCCTCAGAAGGGCACGGCAGTGTCTCTTCCTCTTGGTACTACGGCTCCGGTGATTTCTGATGGTACTTCACCTAAGTTTACAGGTGGCACTGCTACTAATTCCGGTCTTCGTGGAGAGGCTACTCCTGATCGTTTGCAGTTAGCTAATGCGACTGGTTCTGCTGCTCTTATTTTCGGTAATAATACAGGTTTGGAGACTGATTTAACTAATGCGACTGCTGCTACTATTAATTCGTTGCGTGAAGCGTTTCAACTTCAGAAGTTGTATGAGAGAGATGCGCGAGGCGGTACTCGTTATACAGAGATTGTTCGGTCTCATTTTGGGGTTGTTTCTCCTGACTCTCGTTTGCAGCGTCCTGAGTATCTTGGAGGTGGTACGCGTCCTATTACAGTTACCCCCATCCCTCAGACATCAGAGACTGAGGGAGCTGGAACCCCACAAGGTACTTTAGCCGGTATGGGCGTTATGTCCGGTTCTGGTATTGGTTTTTCTAAGAGTTTTACAGAGCATTGTTTGTTATTGGGCTTAGTTTCTATTCGGGCTGATATGAATTATCAGCAAGGTTTGAATAGAATGTGGTCACGGTCGACTCGTTGGGATTTTTATTGGCCCGCTCTTTCTCATCTTGGTGAGCAAGCTGTATTGAATAAGGAGATTTTTGCAGATGCTTCAGCGAATGATGATGAAGTTTTTGGTTATCAAGAACGGTTTGCGGAGTATCGTTACAAACCCTCTATTATTACTGGAGATCTTCGGTCTAGTTCTGCTGACACTCTTGATATCTGGCATTTGGCTCAAGATTTTGCAACATTGCCCGTATTAGATGCGGATTTTATAGTGGAGAATCCTCCACTTGATCGTGTGTTGGCTCTTCCTGATGAGTATCAGTTCATTTTTGATGCTTATTTTCAGATGAAGTGTGCGCGACCTATGCCTACTTACTCAGTGCCTGGTTTAATTGATCACTTCTAGGAGGCTGTATGGGTTTTGATCCTATGGCTTTGATGGGTGTTGCTAATGCTGGCTTGTCTAGTGTTGTTGGCCCTACTCTTGGTTATGTTGGCATGAATAAGACTAATGCCGCTAATCGGGAGATTGCTAGCGAGGCGACAGGTACTAATTTGTTAATGGCTCGTGAAGCTGCTCAGAATAATATGAACATGTCTAGAGAGGCTACTGCTGCTTCTCGGGATATGGCTCGTGAGCAGATGGCTTTTCAGGAGCGTATGTCTGGTACTGCTTATCAGCGTGCTATGACGGATATGAAGGCCGCTGGTATTAACCCGATGTTGGCGTTTCAGCAAGGAGGCGCTTCGTCACCATCGGGCGCTATGGGTACTGCTTCGGCTGCCACTTCTCCTAGTGCTAGTGCTGTTTCTACTCGTGTTGATAATGAGCTTGGAGCTCTAGGTGAGTCTCTTGGTCGTGGTGCTTCTACTGGTTTAGAGGTGATGCGTTTGAAGAGAGACCTAGATGTTGCTAAGTCGAATATCAATTTGAATAATGAGATGGCAGAAGCAGCGAAGGCGCGTAAGCAACTGGATATGAGTAATGCCAAGGTGGCTAACAAGAATAATGAGATTCTTGGTAATAAGGTGCCCGTGTCTAAGGCTGAAGGCGAGTTTCAGGTTAAGAAAGCTAAGTATGATGAGAAGCTTTTGCCTGTTGATGCTGTGATTGATCGTGTTCATAAGTTGTTGGGTGTTGGTAATTCAGCTAAGTCGCTGAAGAATCCCCCAGGTAATCGTACTATTTTTATCCCTAGCGGTAAGTCAGAGAAGCGTATTCCTCAAGCTGAAGGGTATCAACGTTATTAACGGAGGTTTCTATGCGTGTTGTTCGTAATATTTTTTCTCCACCGATGAAGGTGGCTATTACTTTTCCTAAGCAAGGGCGTACTAAGCAATCGTTTAAGCCCGAGTGTGATATTAATTCTATTTTGGCTAAGTATAATAAGACCGGTCAGCTACCTGGTTTAATCAAGGAAAATCCGCAGTACGGTGATTTTTCCGATGCTCGTACTTATCAAGAGTCTCTTAATTTGGTTTTGCTCGCCCAGGAGCAATTCGAGGCGCTTCCGGCGCTGGTTCGTAAGCGATTCAATAATGAGCCAGAATCGTTCTTGGCGTTCGCAGAAGACCCTACAAACGGCGAAGAGCTGGTCAAGATGGGTCTCGCGACCATTCGTGAGCCGGCATCGTCTGGTGAGCCATCTGGTGCGTCTAATAAGACCCCCTCGCCAGCGGTACCCGATCCCGCGCCGGAGGCGACCCCGAAGAAGAAATGATGCGTCGAAGGGGACTTGGAACAGTTACCACTTGATGTAACTGTTCCCACTGACAGCAAAGACGATTAGTCAGGTACTCCCCGCTGTCAGTGTTTAAGGATATGTGTACTTAACCAGAATGGTTGAGTTTTAGGAGGAAGTAGTTATGAAGCGTTTCAAGTCTCGAAAGAAGATGACCCGGAAAGGTTCTAAAAAGTTGTTCTCACGCACCGCGAAAAAGGTGCATGGCAAGAATTTGACGGCTTCACCGATGCGGGGCGGAATTCGATTGTAACAATTTTGGAGAAAGGAGGCGAAAGCAATGCCATGCTTCCGCCCACTTAAAGGTTACCGGAGTCGGGTTGTTAACCCCAGTACCGGTAAACGTAGCATCGTTTTTAATTCTAGGGAAGGGTACTATGACTTCCCTGTTGATCTTCCATGTGGCCAATGTATCGGCTGTCGATTGGAGCGTTCTCGGCAATGGGCTATCCGTTGTTCTCATGAGGCCGCTTTGCATGATGATAATTGTTTTATTACTTTGACCTATGATGATGTGAATTTGCCTAGTGATGGCTCTCTCAATAAGAAGCATTTCCAAGATTTTATGAAGCGTTTGCGTTTTCGTTTTGGTTCTGGAATTCGTTTTTTCCATTGTGGTGAGTATGGTGAGAAATTCGCTCGTCCTCATTATCATGCTTGTTTGTTCAATTTTGATTTTCCGGACAAACTGTTGTGGAAGACTGTTGGAGAGAATCGACTCTATAGATCAGAGGCTCTCGAGGAGTTATGGCCCTTTGGTTTTTCTACTATTGGTAGTGTTACCTTTGAGTCCGCTGCTTACGTTGCTCGCTATATTACCAAGAAGGTTACTGGTGATCGTGCTGGAGGCCATTATGGTGGCCGTGTTGCTGAGTACACAACTATGTCGAGACGTCCTGGTATCGCTAAGGGATGGCTGGAGCGGTTTCGTTCTGATGTTTATCCTTCTGATTTTGTGGTTCTTCGAGAGAAGAAGATGAAGCCCCCAAAGTATTATGATCGTCAGTTTGAGATTGAATATCCTAAAGATTATGCGAAGGTTATGCTTCGAAGGAAGTTGAAAGGTCGTCGTTTGGCTTTAAAGAATCCTGAGTCAAGGCTTGCGGTTCGAGAAGAAGTTCAATTTTTGCGCTTTAAACAGTTAAAGAGAGGTTATGAAAATGAAGCTTAAGGTATTTTGTGTTTTTGATTCTAAGATCAGTTTGCATTTGCAGCCGTTTTTTTTCCCCGCTACTGGACAGGCGTTGAGGGCTTTTGAGGAAGCTGTGTCAGATTCTAAGACTTCGTTCGCTAAGTATCCAGCAGATTTTACGTTGTTGGAGATTGGTACTTATGAAGAAAGTACTGGTCTATTTGAGATGTTGCCCGTTAAGATTAATTTAGGTACGGCGCTAGAGTATATTCGTCCTTCCAATAATGACGCCTCTATGTTGCCTATGTCAGGCTTGAATGCAGTTAAGATGAAAGGTGGGGCTTAATGTTTGGAAGCAAGATGGGTAATTTACCTTCTAATAATAATCATAGCTTTTCTCGTGTTCCGAGAGCTGATATCCCAAGGAGTCAGTTTAATAGATCGCATGGTTTCAAGTCTACCTTTGATGCTGGCTATCTTGTTCCTATTTTTGTTGATGAAGCGTTGCCCGGCGATACTTTCACTGTGAATATGTCTTGTTTTGCTCGTTTAGGTACACCGATTGTCCCTATTATGGACAATATGCACGCTGATGTTTTTTTCTTTGCTGTTCCCTATCGGTTAGTTTGGGATAATTGGCAGAAGTTTAATGGTGAGCAGACCAACCCAGGTGATTCTACGGATTATTTAATTCCTCAGATGTTAGCTCCAGCATCTGT